AGCCGCAAGGTGCAGACGGGTTATACCTATGGCAACCCAGGCAAAGCAGGCAAAACGCCAGGCATACAAGGACAGACCTGCAAATAGCAAGAAGGGCGCTGTCTGCAAGGCGTGCCATGAGTCCAAGACCTGGTGGTGGACAGGGCGCGAGTATATCTGCGACCTGTGCCATGCCGAAGAGGATGGTCAGCACGATGCGAAGATCGTCGCTGCGGCTAAGAAAATAAAAGCCTACTGGGTCAAGCGTGAGGTGATGCTGACCAAGCGGGGCAAGAAGAAGAAAGAACTGGAAGAGCCTGAGTTTTTCTAATGTCGAATCAGACTGACCGAGAGATCATCGATGCACTGCTGCGGCAGCTGGACCCCTACAACACGCCCCAGGGGGCACCCGATATCCTGGCGCAGCTGGGGGCACGGTTAGAAAGCGCAGGGACGCAATTAGAAGGCAGCTTGCAGGCACGCAACGAACTGGAACGCTTCGCTGAGTTGATCCCACGGTGGCTGGCAGCGAACCCGATGCAAGAGGCAGGCGCATTACTGCAGATGCGTGAACCAGAGGTGGAGCAGTTGAAGACGATGGCGCGAGAGGCAGCAGCGGACCCAATGGGTACCGCAGAAGCGGTGGGGCGTGCAGCTGTGGGCGCTGTTAAAGACCCCCTGGGCACCGCAGAGAAACTGTCCCTGCCTGACATCATGGGGGGTGGTAAGGCGCTTACCAGCCTGGGGCGCATGGCACGCAAGCTGCGTGGACCTGACTTAATTGAATCGGTGATGCCCGAAGCAAAGGTAGAGCGTCCACGGACTCTGGTCGAAGCCTACGATGAAATGTTTACAAAACCAAGGATTCAACGCAATAAAGACTTGTTGCAGGAAAGTTTAGATAGAGGTGAAGTGCCAGGGGAAAAATGGGAGGAAGCGTTATGGGAGAATAGTCAGGCAGGGACAGTCTCCCAAATTGGATTTGACGATTTACCTGAAATAGAAAAAGCACGCTTAGATAGGGCAGTAGAGCAAGGGTTTAACATCGACGCTTTTCATGGAACGAAGGGGGATATAAGGGAGTTTGATCCTGGCTTGTTGGGTGCGACCACTGGCGCACCGAGCGCACGCCTTGGCTTTTTCTTCAGCGCAGATGAAAAGACTGCTGCTAAATATGCCCGTGACGCTAGACCTCAAGCGCTGCGACCTGAATATCGGGCGCAATGGAATAGTTTATTAGAGAAGTATAATGCTGCGAATGTAAAAGCCAACACGATACGCAAGCGCAAGGAAAAAGAGATAACAGAACCGATTGACGAACGATTAGGCGAGATCGAAAAAGAATTAAATCAACTTCAAAGTGGTCCAAGTGAGCAATTTGATAATGATATTTATGAAAAGTTATCGCAAGAACATTTCGACCTTGGCGAACAGAGAAACCACGGAATAGTGAACATAAAACGTGATCCAGAATACGATATAGCAGCTAGAGAACGTGCTGTGTTTAGTAGGGGAATGGACGATTTCGATAAGCAAGGGGCAAACATACTGCCTACTAAATTGCGTTTAAGCAACCCTCTCGTATACGACTTTAAAGGATCTTCATACAGAGAGAGTTCTTACCATGATCTTATTCAAAAAGCAAAAGCCGAAGGGCACGATGGTGCCATTTTTAGAAACACAATCGATGGCGCAGATATAACGGATATTTACGTAGTTTTAGATCCGAGCCAGATACGATCTCGCTACGCGATGTTCGACCCCGAAAAAAGTGCGTCAAGAGAAGTTATTTCAGGTGCAGCCCCTGTTGTTCTCCCACTAGGTGCAGGTGCAGCCGCAGAGGCTTATTTAGCGAACCAGGAGCAATAATGCCAGCCTACGATTGGTATTGCAAAAGCTGTGACCACGAAGAAAAGGATGTCTGGTACCACCGTGCCTCGCAAGTGCCCAAGCAGCGCAAGTGTGAGGGGTGCCTGGGCACGATGGCGCAGGACTTTCGCAATAAAGGGCGAAATCAGATCCACCTGACCCACAGCAGTCTCTATGGCAAGTACCAACCTGCGGTGGATGAGTATATCAACAGTTATTCGGATAAACAACGCATAATGAAGAAGTACAATATACAGGAGGCCAACGACCCCGTTGGAGGATCACGTTGCCACCGTATAGAACCCCCAGAGACTCCCAAACCACAGAGCGATTGGGTACGTAATCCCAGCAACGCACAGGAGTGAGGTGAGTGCCATGAGTGAAATGACCGAAGTAGTCGAATCCGCTGAAGTTGAAGAGACTGTAGCGGCTGCTCCCACCGAAGGGTCTGATGATTTTGCATCTGACCTGGGAGGGGATACCAGCAGTGAAAGCTCTGTAAGCTCCAGTGGGCACTCTTCTGCATTCGATCCGAAGGGTGTGTCCGATTGGGCACGCCAGGACAAATCGCAGGTGCCTTCTGAGTACCATGCGGTTATCGATACGGCAAAATCGCAGCAAGCCGATTACACCCGTAAGACGCAGGACCTGGCCGATCAACGCAGGCAGGTTGAGACACAGCAGCAGACGCAACAGCAGCAGGTGTATCAAGCGCTGCAGAACCAGGTCAATAACAACCAGCAACCCCAGGAGGACCCCTATGCGGATTTACGTGCGCGGCTGGGTCCCGATGAATCTTCTGCCATCGATGTAGTCAGGCAGATCATCAAAACGGAGATGGGAACGGGCAGCGACGATCTCAAAACCGAAGTGGGGCAACTCAAGCAGGGTTTAACCCTGTTGGCTCAGCAGCAGCAATCTGGGCGAGTGAAGGAAGCAGCTGGACAACTGCAGGATGCACGGGACAAGTACGGTGAAGCTCTGGACCCCTACGCTCCGCAGATCAAAGCCTTGATCAGTGTGCCGAACCCCGATACGGGTACGAATTACACCGTGTCTGAAGCGTATGAAGTGGTTAGCGGTGTGAAAGCGGATCAGGCCGCAGCACTGCGGCAAACGGACCAGAGTACCAGGCGTACCAGTAAGCGGCAGGCTAGCGGTGGAGCGCAGGTGACCGTAAGTGATGAAGGGGCACCGCTCAGTGATGGAGAACTTATCTCTGAGCTTAAAAACCTGGGCTTTGAATAGGTAATAACTACCGATAAATAAAGCCGTAACTTATTGCAGGACAGGTAATTACAATGGCAGCTATCACAACCACTGAAACCTGGGACGCGGCATGGACAACCACCATGCGCAGTAAGCGTAAGAGGTTGACGGATAATATCAGTAATTCGTACCCCACCATTGCGGCTTTTCGCAAAGGCGGGTTGATGGAAGTGTCCAAAGGGGGCAAGCAGATTCAGGAAGATTTGATGTATTCACTCACCGATTCGACCTGGTTTGACGGTTACGACACGCTTGACACTGACTCGACTGACGGCATAACGGCAGCGTTTGAATACTTCCGTTATAACGCGACTCCTATCGTCATTTCGATGACCGAAGAGATCGAAAATAAGGCCAGTGACAAAGCGATCAAGCTGTTGACTGCTAAGACCGAGCAGGCCATGACAGGTGCTATGTCTACGCTCAATGCTGCCCTCTTGGGGGCGCAGTCGGGCAAGAGCATCGTGGGCTTGCAGGACATCGCTTCGATCAGCAGCGGCGCTACGGTTCACAGCGTGAACTCTGGCACCAACACCTGGTGGGACAATAAGCGCGTTGATTACAACGCCACGTACTCGACAGCCAACTTTTCGGTGAAAGAATCGTCCACCGATATGTACAATGGCATCCTGGCTATGCGGGACCTTTGGAACAAAGTTTCTGAGGGTAACGACACCCCTGACACCTTGATTTCCAATTATAGTGTGTACGGGGATTACGAGGCTATCTTTGAGGGAACGGGCTACTATCGCTTCACCAGCGCAACGGATCAGGCTATTGGCAGTGGCAGTCAGAACGCCACCTACCGTGGTGTGCAGTTCATCGTAGATCGGGACAGCCCAGGGACTGCGGCTAATCATCAGCTTTTCATGCTGCAGACCAAGTACCTCAAGCTCCGCTTGCAGGAAGGGTTGAACTTTGCCAAGACTCCGTTCAAAGAGCCTTCAAACCAACAGGCCAAGGTCGGCTTTGTGATCGTGGGTTGTCAGCTGATGACCAACAATCGCAGACGCCAGGGCGTGATCGATAACATCACGACCTCGACCACGGTTTAATTAACCTGGGGGGCAAGCCAATGCCCCCTCTTTAACCCTGCTCATAGGGAAAAGGGAAACGAACAATGGCACCAACAGTTCAAAACAATGACTATACCACGAACCGCATTGGCGGCACGGGTATAGGCAGTCGCGCAGGACAGGGACTCTTTGCCGAGTCCTCGACTGCTAAGTATGACCTGGGCGCAAAGCTGGAGTTTTCGGATGGTCGCGTATTCCGCTACACCCAAGCGGGTGGGGCAGTTACCGCTGGGCATCTGGTGGCTCAGGATTTCAGCGCTGGCAACATCGCCGAGTTTGATGATGCGACTATCTCACCTGTAGCTGCAGGCGCTACTGTTATCACCATTACCGCATCTGCGCTTTCGGGCGTAGATGATGTAAATGAGTTGGCAGGTAGCTACCTGATGACCATAGATGGTACTGGCGAATACTACAGCTACAAGATTAAGTCGCATACGGTTGAGTCCAGCAATGCGGTGGAGTTCACTTTGTTTGATCCACTGCACACAGCAGTCGCAAGCGGAACGACTGACCTTCAGATCATTGCGCCAGCGTTTCGTAAGGTGATAACGTGCGCTGCAAGCACCGATGCGAACTCTGATACGATGCCTGTTGGAGTTAGCTTTCGTGGCTTGACTTCAGCCTATTACGGCTGGATACAAACCAGCGGCATTGCCTGTGTTCGCTATGACCTCAATAGCTTAACTGCAACGGATATTCATGCAGGTAGACCTGTGGTTCCTTCGGTAAATCACGGGGGGTCCGTGCAGCCTTCGCAGGCCGCAGCGGAAGGGACTGCCAATGATCTGAGCTATCAGGTTGGCACGTTGGCATACGGTGATGTTGTAGACAATCAGCAGGCAGCAGTGTATCTGAACCTGCCTGCGTAACCCATATGGGCAGGGGGTGTATACCCCCTGCCCATCTTACTACGAGGATATCATGGCTAGACCGAGGAAGAACCCTCTCCCTGACACTCCCTTGAACCTGGGTACCCCTGTAGAGGCTGAGATGGTGGTTAAGTCTGAAGCTACCGTTGAGCCTGCGCAGGAACCTTCTATTCTCGACTTGATTGAACGGGCCTCCGATGCGCAGAAGGCACAGATCCGTAATGCGCTGGGGGTGCAAGCTACGATCAAACCTCCGCGCAGGCAGACCAATGCCGATGCGGTGCAGGTGCTGGCCGCACATGGGGGCGGGACCTTTCAAAAGACGGGGTTTGTGCCTTGTCCTCCGCAGGGGGTGAGTTCCAAGGGACCAGCGGCAGAGGCTAAATGGTTGCGGCAATGGGAAGAGGGACAAACCTATTCCTCTCGCAACGCTGAGATCGATGCGGATGGTATCGACGCTGAAGCGCTAGCCGCCACTGCGGTTGAATGAACCAGCGCACCGAGCAGGTGGTGGCAGGGAGTGTCAATGCGGCTTCGGTCTTCGGTGAGGCGGCGAACTTCGGTGCTGCGGATATAGGCACCCTGGACCTGTCTGACTCGTTCAGTGTGCCCACCCTCACCACTACAGAGCGCGATGCCCTGACCGCTGCTAATGGTATGCTGATCTACAACACCTCTACCAACAAGTTCCAGGGTTATGAGAACGGATCGTGGAGTAACCTGATATGACCGTACTAGAGTGTATCCAGATGGCGTTATCGCGCACGGGGTTGTCCACTACGAATACGGACTTCCAGACGCAAGCCAGGATATACCTCAATGCTACTCTGCAGCAGTTGGCAGGGGAAGCGACCTGGTGGTGGCTGCACAAGACCGATAGCATCCAATGCACTCGTGAGTTCACCCTGACCAGCGACACGGGCACCTTCACTGCGGAGAGTACGGTAACAGGGCAGACTAGTGCCGCTACCGCTACGGTAACCTCCTGGGTCGCTTCGACTAAGGTGCTGACGGTCAAGGATGAGTCGGGCACCTTCAGCACCAGTGAGGTGGTGCAGCAGAGCGGTTCAATCTATGGGACGCTCAGCAGTATCGCCGCTACCAAGACCTACAGCCTCGCCTCTGACGTAGCG